GCTGTTGAACCAACAAACAGAGCATTATTAACTGTTGTTGGGGATGACTTGTCTTCTTTATTTAGATCCTTCATCTTCTGCTGTAAATCAATTAACTTGTCAGATACATCTCCGACACTCTTGATAAGTTGACCTACAACTTCATATGATCTAGGTTGTTGACCTTCCTGTGCCAGTTCAAGAATGCCATTAATTGCTTCTTGACCCTTCTCAATCAGAGAATACAAGTTACCACGAGTATACTCATAATCTTTGATATGGTCCTCTTGTTTACTGATTTTCTTTAGTTCCTGTTTAGTTTCCTTTACAATCTCTCCCGCTTGAACTTCAATGTCCAGAGTTTCATTTATTTTGTCAAATTCTTCATTCATACGTCTGTACCCTTAGTTGGACTGTAAGTTCTACCATCACCAAAGTCAAATCTTTCTTCACTGAAACCAAAGTCATCACCGACCTCAATTAGATCACTGTCATCTTGAGTAACAGCATCAATTGAAGTTCCTTGAAGATGTGAGTCGGCAAGTGTTCCATCTTCTCCTCTATGAACAAGGAGTGTTTCGCCACTAATTTCTCTGATACGCATCAGTTCTTTACCTATGTAGATGTATCCATCTACTACCAAACTTGCTGCATTTGTAACTTGGAACTCAGTTTGTGTTGCATTAATACCTGCTGCAAGTGTTGTTGCATTATCGTCATTATAATCTTTGAGTGCTCTAGGTGTAGCAACATATCTGAGTTCTCTTTTTGGTGTTTTGACATTTGTATTTGTGTTGTAATCAACCTGAACTCTCTTAATAAGTCCCTCACTACTATCAGCAATTGGACCAAACAGATAAGTTTTAGCAGTAAAATCTAAGTTATGAACAATAACTCTTTTTTCTTCATATCCAGATGTATAGTTGTCTTCAAAGTTAATATTTTCAAGAACCATTGGAATATCTCTTTTTTCACCGATAGATGATACCAAGTCAACAGTTACATTAAATGATGGTTGAAATACAGGAAGAATTTGTTCGATGATTTGCATCGCATCCTCATTATATTGAGTCATGATTGACAATCTGAAACCCAAATTATATGGGACAGGCATAAAGACTTTCTTTGCTAACTTAGTGCCGTCCTTGGTAAATGTCTTAAAGGTTTGCATTGTAGAAACCTTTCTGGAATTATCATATCTGATACTTACCATTTCAAATGCCAATCTTGGAAGAGTGATAGAGACTCTTTTTCTTGGATCTGGTTTTTGTTCTAATCTTGCAATAAATTTCTCTGCAGGACCATATGCAATAGGAACTTTTACAGTAGAAAAGTTAGATCCATCTTGCTTTTGATGCCGGATCTCAACTGTGTTAAAAAGAGTACCGAAAGCAATAATTGTCTTTCGTATAATCTCATGATAATGATATGTTCCTAACATGACACTTTAGATGGGTATAGTAACTATTTAGAATTCACCAAATGGATTCTTTTCAGTAAAGTCTAAAATAGTATCTGCTTCAGATTCTACTTCTATATTGTCTGCATACTCATCAAATTCATCCTGATCAGATATTGATTGAATAATTCTTCTGGCATCAGATCCAAGATTACTAGTTCCAATACCAACAACTGCTTCTCCTATAGCAAAATTACTGGAAGTATTAGTAACCTGTAGGATACCTGTATCACTCTCCCATTTGTGAACATATGCTGTAGTGCCCGTAGAGACGCCTCTAACGAGTTCTCCATACAAATAGTTATCTGTGTTTATTCCAGTCGCTGGGGGGTCTATAGTGACGTTAGGTGCTAATGTATATCCTGCACCTGCATTAGTGTATCTAATTGCACTAATTGTATTATTAACATCTAATATAGCAACAGCAGTAGCATTAATTCCTCCAACTGGAGCAGTGGTAATGCCAACGGAAGGTGTAGAACCATATCCAACACCACGATTAGTTATATTGACAAGTCCAAGAGATCCTTCAGAAATAATCGCTGTTGCAATACCTCCTGTACCAAATTCATTTTGAGAACGAATTGTAAGAACTGGTGGTGTAGTATAACCAAATCCGGGATTAATGATATCGATTCTATCAATAGATTGTCCAACTTGTCCTGATCTTCTAGTCATCACTGCAACAGCAGTAGCATTAATTCCCCCTACTGGAGCAGTTGAAATTCCAATCAGAGGTGGAACTGTATAACCTGTTCCATCATTAATAAGATCAATGCGACTTACAGATGAACCATCGGAAAGTCCAGAGAGTGTTTCTGCAACAGGCATAGATGCTGTTGCAGTATCTGCTGTAAGACCAACCATTGTAAGTTTGGTGGTGAAAATAAAATCAGAAACAGCAACATCGACCTCTTCAATACCCGTATCAACTAGTTCATCCTGAGCAGCGTCAAACACCTCGCAACTCAATTGATAAACAAACAATTTATTCAGTTGATAAAATGGTTTCTTTGCCTCAACATATTTGATTTCAAATATGGTATTATCCAGAGGAAGGTAAATCAAATCTCCTTCTTGCGGTCTTGAATTAACTAAAATGCTACTATCACTTACCAAAAATGGACTAATGAAATCCTCATATCTTTCTTTTGAAATAATAAGTGTAATCTGATCTGTAGATTGAACACCAAACTTTGATAAAATGTCTCCACTACCAGCAAATCCATCATAGTTTGCTAAGTACGCTTCCATTCTGAATGAGTCGTCAAACTCACTTGCAATTGCTTCATTCAAAATAGCGTCTTGGTTTATCATCTTCCTGGGAAGATAGATAACATCTTGTCCGTATATTTTTAATTGCTCGTTAATTAGATCCTGAACCAGTCTCTGTTCGCTTTGGGATCCCTGTAAAAAGTAAGAATTTAAAGGCATGATTCATCAACCTATCAGATCGAGAGGTGGTTCCTCATATGTATCTCTGAGTTCTTTTTCATATTGTTCTATCTCTGCTATTGCGTCATCATATAATTGTCTTCCATTTAACTGAACCCCACCAGGAAGAGATACACCTTGGAATTTTATCAGATTCTGTCCCCACTGTTTCTTAATTAATGCAGTGGTATATTTTTTTAACCAAGAGTCATTGTAGACTAATGCTGCATCAGAAGGATCAACTAATCTATAGCAGTCAAGTACAATGTAATTATCATCAGTAAATGAGTTCCAGTCAATATCAATATACAATCTACCCTGCTTCCTATTAAATCTTAATTGCACATCTGGTGTGATTATTCTACTAAGATCCTCAAGATATGTCTTAGTCATGGTAAAGTTCAGCAGATCAAGTGCTCCATAGTAATAGAGATCATTTAAGAACAATTGATACTTGATATTAAACAGACCACTCGAAATGGTACTGTTGTCCATTTTAAAAACTTTATTAATCCCAATGACGTGCTCTGGAAGTTGGAGAAAGTTTTGACCTTCGTCCCAACCCACAGATGAAACACCAACACTGGAAGTTGCTGTTGTAGTAGTAATCCCTGCCTTTATTATATCTTTTTCTGCTTCCGTAACTTTATGCTTTAGAAATACTCTCTGAATACCATCATAATGAAAATCTTGGAATTTCTGAATTGCATCATCGACTAGATCATCAATTTGATCATCATCCACATTAATTTCCAATACAGGATATCCCAATCTCCTAAGAGAATAATCGATCAATTCCTGTCTGGTCGATGGTTTACTCATTGTCGATACCTGATTCCTGATATTTATCTGGGACGTTTAACTTTTCCTGTAACTCAAGATAATCTTTCTTCAAAGATTCAAGTTTGGATTCTAAAAGAACATTTTGATTAACCAAAGATGAAAGTTTAGAATGATAATTTTTAATTAAAATATTCACATCAACATCGTTCATAGTTCTAGAAAGTTCCTCCATCCAAAGTATTGGTCCACATTGGTTTATTTGTATAAACAGTATTTACAGCGTCAGGATCAACCCCAGTGCTAGTTCCGTTTCTAATAATATCCCCAGTGGTGTTAAATGTTCCTTCTACACCAATCAGTGTTATAGTTGTACCATTGCTATCTGCTTTAACAACACCCTGAACACCAGAATTAGATACCTGAGTTATTTGATCACCAGCAGTGACAGTTACACCAGAAGGCATAGTAAGTGTAACTTCAGTAACAGCAGTCAGAATTTGTGTAGAAGTTCTGGTGGCAGCCGCAGTTGCTGGATCATTGGTAGATGTCTGTAAACCATTGGAATCAAAGAAGACAACACCATGTGTGCTGTAATCTCCAGTCTGATAGTAGATACCCTTGATATCAAGATTACCTCTGGTTCCTGT